GATGGGTCAGTTACTCGGAGATTCTGCCGACGAAGTTAGAGATAACTTGATGGGTGTTTTTGAATCTCTCTATGATCTTATAGATACAATTGTGGAAAGAGTTGAAGACCTATTTAACCTGTTTAGTGAAAACTCAGACTTCAAGTTAATTGATTGGTTAAATGATAAAATACAGTCACTCCAGAATACTATAGAGACAATGATAGCTATTCTTGGTGGAGATAATCTTAAGGTCAGAACACTAGAAAGAAGTCTTGATGGGGAGACAGACCCAAAGAGAAGAAGACACCTACAAGCGCAGATTGCGGAAGAAAAAAAGAACTCTAACTATATTTCTAATCTCACTGCTGGTGGTAGCGATAAACCTATGTTGAATCGTGCGGTAGACTCTATTAGAAATAGTCCTGCATTCTTTATACCAGACTTCTTAGGTGTGGACGAACTACTAGAAAACATGATGTCAACAGAAGAATCCACACAGGCCAGAGAGTCTAGTTTAAGTCAGTTCAGACAACCGGGAGGTCTTGTTCCTAGTCAGTATAGTGGCGGCAACGTAACAAATAACTTTAGTCCCGGTGCCTTCGTAATAAAAGAGGTTGCAGGCCCAGAAGAAACAGTTAAGGCAGTCTCTGAAAGCCTAATGAAAGCAACAGCAGATAAATATCAAGGAGCAGCAGACTAATGAGTATAGCACTTAAAAGCCAAAGCGGCGACTTTATTTATCTAGATGTTGTTACTGGCTATTCACACACATTCCAAAGTCAAGTTAGTCAGCACCCTGTTGATGGTTCTGGTACGATTAGTGATAACGTTACCAAACAAAACCTCGTTATTAAACTAAAGGGGTCTATAACAGGTGCTGACTTTAACTCAGGTAAGCCAAAAGACTTAAGCGCAGAAGATAGAAAGTTTATCGGAGTTGGTCAGGTTGTGGTTGAGGGTGACGTTGCTGGTGTTATAGAGGTGAAGTCAGAAGATTCTTTTACAAACTTGCTTCCAGACTTTGCTGGACAATTCTTTACAGATGTACTACCAACCATCGAAGGAATCTCCGAAGGCAGGAGCGCGTCTTACTCTGAGGCGATACTCTTTAAGGTATTGGAGTCCTTTCATGAAGACAAAGAAAACCTGACCATCTTTGAGTTTGATAGTGGAGCTCGGGTTGGGCAAAGAGCAGATATGTTTATAACAGGCCTTTCTCTTAGCGAGGCCACCGAGTCTGGTGACGCGATAGAGTTTGATATAACACTTGAACAGATTAAGTTCAGCTCTTTACTAGAGGTTACTGTTGAAATAGAAACTGCACCTGCTTTCAAAGATAAGGCAGGAGGTGTTGTAGATAAGGGTAGTCAGTCTTCTACAGATATTAAACCCCCTGTTATAGAAGAAGATACTCGATCTGGCGCTCTTTCAGCAAGTGATTCAGCCAAAAAAGGGATTGCAGCAGACCCCGAAAAAATAAACCAGACATTGAATATGGGACAATAACATGGCAATTAAAATAGTTAAGTTACCTGTATACAATGAAACATACTATTCATACTCAGTAGCACTTGAAGGTAACACCTTTGTTTTGGAATTCTTATTCTTACAATCTAGATCAAACTCTTGGTTTGTAACGCTTAAGAATTCAAGTCAAGAAACGCTCTTATCCGGTCAAAGACTAACACCAAATACTGTACTGTTTCAGGGTTATCAGCTAGAAGGTCTTTCTGGATTCTTTTACTTTGAGTCTAAAGACTTAGAGAATGAAGAGTTTAGGGTGGGGACGCCAAGAGATTTCTACACGCTATACTACATTTACAACACCGAGGTCTAAATAAATGAAGTTTTTTGATAGGAAATACTTGCTACAGATCGGAGATACTGCTCTTGGCAAGGGTCTTGCTATTGACGAGCTTCAGGTAGCCTTTAGTATTAAAAAGACTATTAACAATAAAGACACGCCAGACACTTGTAGCATAACAATAACAAACCTGTCTGAAGAATCCATAGTTTTAACAGAGACTAATTTTTCTGTTACATCCTTCTATTGCGGCTACCAAGGGCAACTAGTTAGGTTATTCTACGGTCAGACTAGAGAGACAGCTACAACTAAGAAGGGAACGGATAGGGTAACAAAAATAGACGTTTCCCCTTACACTACAGAGTTGGGCCATCAAATAATCTCAAGAATAATACCAGAAAACGGTACTGTTCGGGATGTTATTGAAGTTATAAGAAGCACTACATCGATAGCTAGGGGTGTCTACAGCGGTGATAATTTAGATGCTGTTATGGTCTATGGTTACCCCCTGTCAGGAACACCTAAGGCTATGCTAGATCAGGTTTGCCATGACTACGAGCTTCAGTGGAGGATTGATGGGGAGTCTCTTTACATTAACGACTCAGATACTGTTGAAAACGATTCGGAAGAGTTAGCTGTTGTTATAGGCCCAGAGACAGGACTCATAGATAAGCCTTATTTCTTCTCAGGTAGTGACACTAAATCCAAAGAAGATAAAAAAGCAAAGAAGGGCGTTAGGTTCACTGCCCTCCTAAACCCCAACGTCAGGCCGGGAAGCCTTGTTAGGATAGAATACAAAGGTGTTGAAACCTATGTAAAGGTAGAGGAGGTAGAGTACCAAGGCGACTTTAGAGGTAACGCTTGGTATGTCCACTGCACTTGTTCACTGAGGAGTTAAAATGAGGGAGTTATCACTACCGTCTGTTCTAGAAGATTTCTTTAATTACAAAACATCTGAAATGTACACAAGCATACCTTGCCGTGTCATAACAGTTCGTGTTGATCTCCACGACCAAAGAGTTGACGTTCAACCTTTAACAAATAGAATCTTACCAGATAAGACAGTCAAGGAACAGCCACCCATTCTAAACGTGCCTGTAATATTCCCAGCATCCAAGACAGCCGCTATGACGTTCCCTGTTGATGTCGGAGACACAGTGCTGTGTGTGTTCAGCCAAAGATCAACAGACGGATTCAAGGCAGGCTCAGGAGCTTCTACGTACACAGCCCAAGATAAGCGTAGGTTTAGTCTCCGAGATGCTATTGCAATACCGGGACTTTTTCCTTTCGAAGCTGCAGTAAACAACCCAGCAAAAAGAAAGTGGACACACTCTACCAGAGATATGGTTCTTGTTAATAACATAGGCAAAGAGACTGAGTGCGAGTTTAGGCTAAAAGCTAACGGCGATATAGAAATGAGGACAGATCAAGATTTCTACGCTAAGTTTAACAATGGCTTGATCGAGTGTAACAACTTAGTTGTTAACGCAACAGGTAACTTTACAGTCGATGCCGGTCAGGCTATTTCAATGACAGCAGGAAGTTCGTTAGATTTAACAGCAGCTACTTGGAACGCCAATATCTCAGGTGAAACCAATATAACAACCCCAGTAACAAACTGGTCGGGTGTATTTAATCTTGCAGGCACTCTTGCAATGTCTGGAGGCGGTGGGGGCGGAACAGCAACTATCAACGCGCCACTAACAATTAATAACAGCGTTACTGTAGTCGGTGGTGATGTAACCGCAGACGGAGTAGGTCTGAAGTCACATAAACACAGCAACCCAGAGGGCGGATTAGTAGGCCCAGCTGCAGGATAAGGAGAGCATTGGATGGATATATTATTAGATGAAGACACACATGATGCTCTTTTTATAAATGGAGCTACACCCGTAACGTCCTCAATCTCTGATGGTCTGAAACAAAGGCTTAAGATGAAACTACTAACATTTAAAGGTGAGTGGTTCTTAGATGTTAACTACGGGACTCCATACTTTCAGGAGATATTTGGTAAGGGTCGTTCTAAAGGTACGGTGGATATTGTACTTAGGCAGGCGATATCCTCTGACGAGGATGTTGTAGATATTATAAAGTTTGAGTCAAAACTTACAGCTGATCGCGTGTACTCACTTGACTTTTCAGTTCTTGGACGTGACGGAACAACAATAGAAATTAGAGAACTAGAGGTAGGTATATAATGGCTGGCTTAACAAATCAAGGCCTAGAAATAAAGAGGCTAACAGAAATTCGGGAAGGGCTCCAAGGCGAGGCTAATGCTCTCTTTAGTGATCTTATCCCTGAGGGTGACGTTCTTGACACAAGTTCTGCCTCTACCATAGGTAGATTAATTGGGGTATTAACACCTTCTCAAACAGACATTTGGGAGGCTATTCAGCAAGTATACTCAGCTTTTGATCCTAACTCAGCTGCAGGAATTGCTCTAGATAACCTAGTAGCTCTTTCTGGTATTGTTAGAAGAGGCGCAGTTGCGTCTACTGCTAGGGTTCTCCTACAGGGAGACTATAACGTTGTCATCCCACAGGGCAGCCTAGTAAGCTCTAGCTTCACAAACAATCGTTTTACTATTCCATCAGAAGTCGAGCTAGATGAAAATAACGTTGTAGGCTTTTCTTGTAAAATACAGACAGTGCAAAACTCAACGCTTTACACAGTTACCTACAAAGACTCAACAAACTCTGTTGATCTAAACTATACGTCAGGTGCAAGTGCAACAGAAGATGAAATTCTAGAAGGTCTTGCTGCCTCTATAAACGCAAACTACGGTACTTTACTTACAGCTACAGTAGACGCAGATAGTTTAAAAGTGTCTGTTGATGACCTAGTAACACAAACAAGCTATGAGTTATCTAGCAACTTGTTCTTTACGGGTGCGACAAAAAGTATAACTGTTATTGGTACAGTAACTGGCCCTCTCGCTCAAAACCCTTTAACAATAGATACAATTACTACGCCAATCTTTGGTTGGAATAGCGTTGTACAACCTGCAGCAGCTTCCGCTGGGTTTAATAAAGAGACAGATTCACAGCTAAGGTCTAGATTCTCTGAGAGTAAATTTACAAGGGGCTCTAACATTCTAGAAGCCTTGTACTCAGAGCTTATAGCACTAGACGGAATTAGTGATGTAGTTATCTACGAGAACGTAACAGACGTGGTTGATGCTCGTGGTATCCCACCCCACGCCTTTATGGTTCTTGTAGCTGGTGGCTTAGAGGTAGAGATTGCAGAAGCTATTTGGGCTAACAGACCTGCAGGTATTACAACACACGGTAACAGTGTATTCTTGATTACAGATGTCTTTGGTAACCTAAAAGAAGTATACTTCCAAAGACCTACCTTGGTAGACTTGTATGTTAGTGTTGAAGTATCTGTTGATGATACCTTCCCACCGAACGGCGTAGAGTCCATAAGGTCTGCACTTTTTGACTACATTAAGACAACAGCTGATGTTGGTAAGGGTGTTACATACTCTCGCCTTTACACACCAATTAACTCTGTCCCCGGCCATCAAGTAGACTCACTGGAAATAGGCTTAAGTGCTTCTCCCACAGGTACTACAAACATCTCTCTCAGCTACGATGAAATTATTAAGCTAGAAATAGGAAACATCGAGGTAAACGCGGTATGATCAAATCTACCCCAATAGCAACTTTCGTTGGGGAGATTACCCCTTTCGAAGAGGTTGATTACTTATCACAAACTGCTGAGTTAACCACTACTCAGTTTAAAGAAAGAGATATCTTTAATAGGTATCTTACTCTTTTAATGCAAGGTCAGGTTGAACTACAGGTTGTTCTTAAGTCTCTTATGCAAGAGAGAAGCTTAGATGACGCACAAGGTGAACAGCTAGATGTAATCGGTAGAATTATTGGCCAACCCAGACAACTATTTGACAGCGTTATTATCCGTTACTTTGGTTTTAATGGAGCAACAGGTGCTTCACCTTATAAAAGTGTATCAAATACAACAAGAACCTTCGGGCCTTGGAAAAGCGTTAGAGACTCGCTGCTAGGCTTTCGTGAACTAAACGACGAAGAGTACAGAAGACTTCTTAAACTTAAGATAATTAAGAACACGTCTAATGCAAGTATAACTTCATTTAGTGATGGTGTAGCAATCTTGTTTGGTGTTGATAACATAGACTACCAAGAAGATATTCCGCCTTCATTTATAGAAGGCT